ATATTAAGCACATACATATTTAAGTATCACTACAACAAGTCTCATTTTAGCTATATTTAATATAATTAAATTTTTATAAATTATATATTTTTAAATTTTGTTGTTATTTCTTCTAATTCATAATTAAATTTAATTTGATTAACTATTTCGTTTAGAAAATAAAAATTATTATTATTTTGAAGTTCATTTAGTAATAATTCACCATCTATTTTAAAATTATAATAATCAATCATATTTATTTGTTCTAAAATTTTAAATAATAAAAAAATAATTGGTTGGCATTCTAATAATGAAGGAACATTATTTAATAAGTTATTTAAATCAACTTGATCATTGTAATTTAAAAAATGTTGACACTGATTATTATAATATTCTGAATCATATATATTATTTAATATTTCTGCTAATATAATATAAAATGAATCATTATAATAAATATAATTTGATATTAAATACTTATTAAAATATTTATTAATAATTTCTTTTAATAATAATGTATTGAATATAGACATATAAAATATATTATTATTTATTTTTTATATATATGTAAAATATAAATATTTTGTATGTATAAATACTATAAATTTTAAGTAACTACATTAATTTATCTAATATTACTTTAATACCAAAGAAAACAAAAATAGCTTTTTTCATACTTAGTGTATATTTTTTATCTAAAAGATTAAAATATATATTATTATTCAAATTATCTTGATTATATAATTTTATGATTTCTTCATTACACATATTTGTCTTTGGTTTAGTCCATGAATTATCAAGTTTATGTAAAAAATCATATACAATTTTCAAATTAAAATAATGATATTTAAAAAAGTAATATATAATATCTCCTTTAGAATTATTTTTAATTGATTTTAATATATATGTTATAATTTTTAAATATTTCTTAACATCATAACGATTTATATGCGATGTTATTGTTCTTTCTTTATTAGTATAATTTACAATATAAAGAACATGACTATAAAATAATAAATTATTAAATCTAATTTTATTTTCATTAATATCATCATTTTTTCTAACATTTATACTAATATCAACTAATTTATTAAAATAATCATTAAATTTATTTGATGATCCTCCATATTGTGTTGGTAATTCAATTATAAATTTTTTATATTTATGTAGTATTGACCCTTGTATTAGAAACTTATTATATTCTTTTATAAATTCATTTAATGATTTCATTTTATCAAATGTATTTAATTCTATATTATCTAGTTCAATAAATTTTTTCTCTATAATAATATTAAGTTTAGGATAGTCAGAATATGTTTTCTTTCTTAATTCTTCAAGTACATTAGCTAATGCAGAAAATAGTTTGTCATAATCTCTAACTATTTTTTCTATTTTAATATCAAATTTATTAATAGTTTCATTAATTAATTCATACTTTTCTTCAATAGATAAAATTAAAGTAATATATTGACTTATGTTTTCTTTATTTATTTTATTAATATCATTTATATCAGAATCTATTTTCTTAATCAAAACATTAATTTGTTGAATTAACTCAGATGATAAAAATATTAAATCAGGACTTGAATTACAATATATTATTTTTTTAAATAACGCTGATTTAATATTAGATAAATATTCAGTACTTATATCTATTCTTTTCAATAATTTTTCTAATTTATTTGGATCAATTTGTATATTTATTCTATCAACTAATAAATCATAATTGCTTATTATATGTTTATCTAAATTTAAAAATAATTCAGGTCTTAATTCATATGATAAAATAAGTGAATTGTGTTGTAAAGTATCTATAAAATCATCTGTTAATATTAAGTTAGTTTTTAATACATTTTCAATACTATTAAGTGTAGGATTAACAATTAACTTTTCAATATCATAATATTCAATTACTTCTAATGATCTTTTAAAAACTGTATTTAATTCATTATTATATTTTTTAATATTTTTTAATTTATCACTATCTTTTAATTCATAACTATATCTTATAAATGAATTATACTCTTGATTACCATTGTTAATACAAAATTCATCATCAAACTTATCATCTGAGATTTTCATATCTATTTGTTTATATAACTGTATCATATCAATTAAATTTAAACTACTAGATTCTCTATTTCCGGTAAGTTTAGAGTGTATTTCATTTATATTACTATTTTTAATAGCTTTATTATAAATATTGTTTCTTTTAATTATATTTGTATGAATACGGTCTACTTCATCATTAATAGTATCAACCCTATGCATATCTTGTATTTCAAGTGAATCTTCTGGGAAAATAATATCAATATTACTTGATTTTTTTTTTTTTTCATATTTATTTTCAAAATCATAAAATTCATTAAAAGTATTTTTATTAATTTTACTATATTCTTGCGGTAGTGTTTTTAATTCTGTATCAATATTTTCTAAATATTGTGTATCAGTAATTTGTGATTGCAATTTAGAAATATCATCTAATAATTTATTCATAATATTAAATTTTAGAAATTATTTTATTTATTTGTACAATTACCTTCGGGAGTTTTCTTATTATTATCTTCATTATATCTATTTAATTCATCTAAAAATACTTTTGAATCAGCAATTAGTTTAATTTGTTTATCACATTTAGAAAGATCATCATTGGAAACAACATAAAATACATAAAAGTTTTTAATATATTTAAAATAAGGTTCTAATAATCCTTCTATAGGAGGATTATCAACATTAAATATTTTATTATAATCATATGAATTATTAATCAAATCATTAATAAGTTGTTCATTTGTATGTTCTTTTATCAAGAATCTAAAAAAATAAGTTTGAGCTTTAACTTCATTATCTATTTTACCTATATAACTACCTGTAACTTCTCCTCCTTTTGTTATATTTGCATGGGATTTAAAATTATCATTATCCTTCGCATATCGTAAAAAAATTTCATCTTGTCTTTCAATAACTCTATTATTAAGGCAAAGATTTTTTAATAAACTTGATAATAATCCAATTATATTTTCATTAATATAATATCCTTCAAATGGTGCTAATGAATAACCCTTGTTTTTGTAACAACCATCAATAGTTGGTTCATTAAATAAATATTTTTCATAAAATTGACTTAATAGATCAAATCTATTATTATTTATAATATTTCTCATAATTTCTAAACCATAATCACTATTCCCTTTCTCTTTTATCTTTTTCAAGTATGTATTATAATTAGAATCACTATTTATATATTCATCTCCTAAATATGTGATATTAAAATTTTGATCATTACTTAAATTACTAAATTCAGTAACAAATTTATTAGCAATAGTTTTATCTAACATTAATGATAATGGACTTAAGAATGCCATATTTCCTGTAAATGGAAATAAACTTTCTTTTAATGGAATACATATATTTTCTTCTACAAATGTTTCTTTTATATTTTCTTTACCAGGTAAATCAATTATAACAAAGTTTACATAATCTTCTACATAATAACCAGTTTCTTTAATTTTAATTTTAAAATCAAAAATCATTATCGATCTTGAAGATTTTATATTATTTTTTGTTTTCTTAATTCTGCCTTGAAGTTCTCTTGTAGAATCGATATTATCAATAATTTCTTGAAAATTTAACAATTTATCATGAGTCAGTTCCTTAAAACTAGTACCTGTAGTTATTGGATTTTGATCTATTTGATTAACAAACCCTTTAATACTAGATGAGTTTATTTCTGATGGCATATTCTGATTTATTGTATAATCATATATAAATTGGTGATAATCTTCAGGTTTTCTATCCCAATAACTTTTATATGGAAATGCAAGACCATATAATTCATATGCTCTAAAATAAATTCCATGTTGATGCTGTATATTACCTATTGCTGTTTGAAGCATACCTGGTGTACTATGAGTACCAAATACAGTAAATGTTTTACCAACACCAGAATAACCATATGTTAATAACATAATTGATTTACCTTGTGATAAAAATGTAGGTATAGACATATATTTGGATAATACAGAATTATCATTAAATGTTTCACTATCAAAAACTTCTGCAAATTTTACATTTCCTATATTACTCATTGATCTATGTTGAGATTTTAAGGCACATCTACTTAATGATTCAGTGTTTATATTTCCAATTTTATCATTATCTTTAATAAATACTTTATTACTTTCTTTTAAATCTATACTTGGATTATGATTAATTCTTAAATATACTGCTACTGGAGGTGATGATAATGATTTAAATTTATCTAATAAATCTTTCATTGAATTAAAAATGAAAACAGATTTTTTAATATATTGGTTATTAAGTAAATTTTTATGATATAGATATAATTTAGAAGTTGCAATTCTAACAGGATTAGTTGTTTTATCATCTTCTTTATTAAATTTGGTACAATATGTACCATATTCCTTCCAATTTTGATTAATAAATTCAAAAAATTTTTTTAAAATTTTAATGTTAATATAATGATATTTATTAAAATATTTCCCAAGAGTTGTTTTTTTATTAATTGATTCTATAATTTTGTCAACTATTTCTTTGTAATATATAAGTGTATTTAATCCTATATAATTATAAATTTGATAATCTTTATTTTGATCTAATACAGTTAATTTTAAATAATTTACAATAAATAATACATGATTGTACATTCTGATATATTTAATATTAAATGATCTACATTTATTTTTAAAATAGCTAAATTTGCGTTGGATCTCTTCTAATTTAATAGAATAATCTAATACATGTTGATAATAATTTTCATGAGATTGTATACCATAACTTTGAGTTCTTTTTTGTGATGAAGCTGGAGGTTTTTTTGATATGGTTGATCCTCCTAACAAAAGTTTATCTAATGTATTTGGATCAGTCATAAGAGTAGCTATAGTAGTTTTTTTATCAATAGGATTTAAAATATTAATACTTTGAATAGATTCTTTCAATAATTGAAATTCAGCATCTACGTTTAATTCTTCATCACTTGTTACACTTATTCTTGAGTATGAAACCATTTCTGGATTATCTTCATTAAGACATTCATTTGGAAAAAAATAAGAATTATTTAAATCAAATGTTCCAATATTATCATATTGTTTGATATAATCTGTATATGTATTATTTATTCTGTCAATTTTGCCAATAGTTTCATTTATCTTTTCATTAATAATACCTAGTTCATTCATTTTATTATTAATACTAGATTCATATTCAACTAATTTTTTTTTGTCTAATTCAATATGACTATTAATTAATCTAACTAATTTTTCCAAATCATTTTCAATATTTTTAATAAAAATACCAGTTTGTTGTAATATTGGTTCAGGATTAACTAATTCAACAAACTTTATTTTTTCTAAATTATCTTCACCAATTTTTGGATCTAAATCACTATCAAAAAAAGAATTACTAATATAATCTATTTGATTTAATATTAATCTTTTATTTTCTTGATTAGTTACAGAAGTTGATTCATATGAATTTTTTAATTCTTCTAATTTTTTATTTATTAATAATAATCTTGATGAAACATCAGATAAGTTGCTACCTTTATTAACTTTATCTCGTAGTGAACTTAATTCAATCATAAGACTATCTATTAATTTATCATTTATGTGGCTTATCGCTTCTGTAGCTTTACCTATATTTTGAATTTTATCCATTAATTATTCTTATAAAAAAATAATCTAAACAAATTTAAATGCTTTTATTCGAAAACCCAAATCCAAAATTATCAAAAAAACATAAAGAATTATTTGATAAATTAGGAAATGATCTAATAAAATTAATAGAACTAGCTACGTCAAATAAAGATTTATTAAATGAAAATGAAAGATTAAGTAATCTAATTCAAATATACAAAAGTAGAATTTTTAATTTAGAAAAGACTATTGAAAGTTTAGAAAAAGAAAAAGATGAATTAAAAAATGAACTTAAAAAAAATGTTGGATCAATAAAAAATTTAAAAGGTGATGAATATGAACTTAATAAATCTAAAACAGAATTATCAAAATTAAAAAAGGAAATTGAAGAATTAAAAAAAGAAAGACAAACAATTATTGATAATACTAAACAAGTTAAATCAAAAAATGAAAGAGATATATTAGAACAGCAAAATATATTAGTAGATATAACATATCGTATAGCACTAATGAAACGACAATATGATGATGATAAAAAAACCATGACTGATGAGATTAATATATTAGAATCATTAATAAGAGATAAACTCAAAGAATTTCATAAATTAAGTGATTCATATGATGAATTAAGAAATAAAATGAAAGAAGAAGAAAAAAAAGTATTTTTAATTAATCAAGATTTAATTAATGAAAATGCATTATTAAAAAGTCAATTGAGTGAATTAAGAGATAGAAATCAAACGTTAACCGATAATAATAATCTATTAACTGATCAAAATCAAAGATTAAGTGATGAAAATAAAGCATTAACAGATGAAAATAAAGCATTAACAGATGAAAATAAAGAACTTGTAGAATTTATATCAGAAATGACTAATTATAATAATTATCTTATTAGTGAATTAAATAAATAAAATATTTTTTGTAAAAAATCTATTGTTATATAGTTCCCATAACATCTGATAACTGTTTATATCTAGCGTGAATATTATTTTCATAAGTATTAACTTGTTCCATATATTGCTTAATTCTAGTTAATTCACTTTGATAATAAGTATCTATAGCATTTATTGTTATATTATTAATAAAATCATCTATATCAGTTATATCAGTTCTTTTATATTCTTGTGCTTTTCGGGTTGTATCAAATATAGTATTTAAATTTACGTTATCATATTCGGTGTTAGCTTCAATACTATTCCTAGTTATTTCTGAAGAAGATCTTTCTTTTTTTAATTGGGTTTTTGATATTTCAATGGATTTTTTTAGTCTACTAATTTCTATTAATGTTTGATTAATATGATTTTTAATAATTTCGATAGAATAAACATAATAGTCTACTAATTTATTTTTAGAAGTATTTCCAATAGTTTTAATATTGCTTGTTAATTTCGTTACTTGTATTTTTAATTCATCATTTTCTTTAGTTTTGGTCTGTTCTAATAATCTTAACCTTTCAATTTCACTCTTTAAAGTTTCATTTTCTCTTTGCAAGTTACTTAATTCATCTTCTAATTTTCTTAAGGTTTCGTTTAATTTTTCAATTTCTTTTAATAATGTGGCTAATTGTCTTTCTAAATTAACTAATCTTGCTTCTAATTCAGATATATGTTCTCTTAATTGAGAATTTTCTTTTCTTAATATTAATATTTGATTTTCTAATTCTTGCTTATCTTTAGTTAATGTTTTTATATTTTCTTGTAATTGTGTTTTTTCTTCTTGTATTTCTTTTATATGATTTCTTAAGCTTTCTATTTCTCTGTTTTTAGAATCATGATCAGTTTGTAATGATTTTAATCTTGATATCTCGTCTCTTAATCTATTTATTGAATTAGCTGCGTTATCAATATGATCATTATGATGAGTATGTCTACTAGGTATAAAAGGAGCAAAATCCATACCACCGCTTTGTACATTACTTTGATTATATATAGTTAATTCATTATTAACTTTATTTATATGTTTTATTATTTTATTTAAATATAAATTTCTTAATTCTTGAATTTCCATTATAACTATTTTAGAAAATTTCAAAAAAAAATTATTAATGATAGATATTTCATAATTATTATAATTATGCGTCTCTTATAAAAATTGATTTTTAAACAATTATCTATTACATTATAAAGTATGGATAAAGATTTTGATTATTTATTATTTTCAGTACATCTAGTTTGGGAAACATTACTTATACCTTATTATGAATTATCATCTGTATATGTAAGAGCAAAAGATCACCAAAAAAAGAAAAGATTTTAAAATACTTTATAAATTAATAAGATATATAGTTTTAATTATTATTCAAGACCTAATAATTGATCAATTTCATAAGTATCTTCGCCTCTTTTTTCCATTTCTTTCTTTTGTTTTAATAATGCTTTCTTTTGACCTCTATCTAATTCTTTCTTTTCTTTTTTAACTTCAACTTTATTTCCTAAAGAATCAAATTTTTCTTCTTCTTTATCAAAATTTAATTTTTTAGAAGCTTCTTTTTCAGCTTGTTTTCTAGCTTTTTCAACTGCATCCATCCATTCTCCACCCATAATAGATAATTTACCACTTTCTAAAAGCCATTTTTCAGGTTTATCTGTACAAATAGATTCATAAAATTCAGAGTTATGTGAAATTACTAATACACCACCTTTAAAATTTTTAATTGCACCTGTTAATGCAGCTTGTGAATCTCTATCTAAAAAGTTAGTAGGTTCATCAAGAATAATAATATGTGGTAAATTCCATGTACAACCAGCAAGTGTACATCTCATTTTTTGTCCTCCAGATAAACTACCAATTTTACTATGTTGAGCAAAATTAGGTTCAAGACCGAAATTATCAAAATGTTTTTGAATTTCACCAGTAGTTAATTTTCTTTGTCCCAACATAGATTCAGAAGCAATTTGTAAATCTTTTTCTTTTACCATTTTTTCATAGCCCATTTCTATTAATTCGGATTTTGTAAACCATTGGGTAATATCTAATTGATCATTTTTAGCTTCATATTCATGTTCTCTTTTACCAGTTCTTCTATTGATTAATTCAGTAATTATCATTTCTTTATTTTCTTTAGCACGTTTTTGAATTGCAGCTAGTTCTTCTGGTGTTAATGTATATGCATCATTACCAACGGCTTCTTTATCATATCCACCTCTATATCTCCACATTACATATTCAATTGGTGTTTTTTCTAAATGATCTTCAATATGATGAAATGCATGTTGTGCAACATATGCTACTCTAACATTAGGATGTCTTTCTATATATCCTTGGTTTGGTTCAAGTTCGCCAACTAATAATTTAATAAGAGTTGATTTACCAGCTCCATTAACACCAACAACTGCTACTCTACTAGCTAATGATACTTGAATACTTACATCAACTAGTTGCGGTTTTGTTGATTTTGGATATTGGAAATGACATTCTTTCATTTTAAGTACAGATTTAGTTAATGATTTAACCCCTTCTAATGGACCAGGATCTGGGAAAGTAAATGATAAATTTTCTGTAACTAATGAATAATATTGTTTAGCTTCTGGTTTAAGTTTAACAAAATCTGCAAGATTACCTCTATACATTTTTAATTTTAAATTTTCATAATGAATAATATTAGTACAAACGTGATCTAAAAATTTTGTATCATGTGATACAATTAAACATGTAGTTTTTGTTAAATTTTGAACATAATTAACAAGCCATTTTACAGCAAATTCATCCAAATGATTTGTAGGTTCATCAAGTAATAACATATCCGGATTTAATAACATTGCTCTACATAATGATAATTTCATTCTCCAACCTCCAGATAATGCTGTTACAGGTCCATCAATCATTTCTTGATAAAATCCAATATCAATTAATGATTTATGAACAAAATCATTTGTTAATCCTTGTTCAATAACTTTCTCATCATTTAAAACATAATCAAGAACTGTTAATTCTGATTTATTACCTTGAATATCATGTTCAACATAAATACATTTTAATTCTTGAGGAAATTCTTGTAGATTTTTATTTGCAATTGCTTTCATTAATGTTGATTTACCAGCACCATTAGGACCAACTAAACCATATTTTCTTCCTACTTTTACTTTAAATGGAGTTTGATGTAGTAATACTCTTGTACCATATGCTAATGAAAACATACAATCACATAAATTTTCTTCATCATCTTCTGGATTATATTCATTAATAACTATATTTTTAATTATGTTATTTTTTAATTCATCATATACTTCATCAATTTTATTTTCTGGACTAATAAATTTAAAATAATTATATATACAACAAAACCATAAACTATCATCAAGAATTTGGTTTTTAGCTAAAATATAACATAAACTACATGAATAATTTACAACAGCATTTGTATAGTCTAAATTATATTTTTCACAAACTAATTTATATTCATTTAAACAATTATCATAAGTAAAACTTTCTAGTAATTTATTATTACCTTGTTCATAAACTTTATTTAATATATTTAATGAGTTTGTACAAACATTTCTAATTTCAATTTCGGCAATTTCTTCTTTATATCTTTCTAATTCCGGTGCTAATTTTGGATAAAAAATCATTGCATAAATAGGATCTTTAATTAATTTACATAATGTTTCAATAACTACTGCTGCTCTTCTTTGATAAACCATTTTTCTAGTTCTCATGGATTTTAATAGCAAAGGTGTTAAAAAACCAAGTGTTTGTAAATCAATATCATTTACAAATGGTGTACTAACTAATTTATCTAATGCATTTTGTGTTTCTGTAGCAGGATTTAGATATGCTGAAATAACAAATGGTATTAAATGTTTTATGTCAACATTATCAATAGTTTTAGCTACAGATTCAAAACATATTTTTACACTTGTTTTTATTTCTTTTTTAACTTCACAAGACATTATGATTAAATTTTCAATAATTTCTGGAATATAGTAATTTATCATTCTACTATGTTTTATAGCACAATGATTTAGTAATTCTAAAGCACCATTTTTAACTTGCCATTTTGTAGACAAAAAGTTTTTATAAATTACTTTTAGTATAAATTCAATACTAACAGGATTTATTTTTTCAATAACTTCAAATAACTTATTCATTGTTTCAGCATATGTTTTATGTTCAGTTAAAGTATTAATTAGTGTATCAATAACATCAAACATTTTATATTCATAACATTCATTCTCTATATTATCTATTTGTTCAAATAAACTCATTATAATTTTAAAAGAAAAAGGGTTTATGTAAATTTTTATTAATTTCTGTTACTTAAAGAAAAATTAAATTTTTAACTCTATTATCCATTATATAAAAATTTATGGGAAAAACAAGTAAAAATGTACAACACACGCAGTATGATAAAAGATATACTCAAGCAAATCGTATCAATAATATAAATAATAATTGTTGTAAATGTGGAACAAATATCCATGCTACCCAATTAGGTAATAGAATTACTGTAAGATGTCAAACTTTTAGTTTTTCAGGACAGATTAGTTATTGTATTGATTACAACGATATTTTATGTGATTTTAATGACAATCATCCATAAAAATTGATTATTTATTTATTTTAGTTATCTATTTAGTATTATGAACAATATTCTAAACAATATTATTGATGATCCATATGATATTACATATTTTTCTATTGGAAGTGCTAATATTAGAAATACAAATGAAGATAAAGATAGGCAACAATTTCCACCATTTTTAGAAAGTATTTATAAAAAAACTAAAAAAAAAATAAGAATAATAAATATTGATAATAAATTTGAAAAACCTTATTATCTAACATCATATTTACAAAATATTATTTGCTATAATAATAATATAATTGGTGAAAATCTTGATATATATTATTTAGAGGAAGAATTTAAATTTAATAATAGTGACAACTTAGAATTATTAAATATTATTAATACTACTATTATGGATCAAAATAAATTATTGATTTTTAATGATTATACAGGAAGAGGACTTTTTGATTTGGAAAAATATTTTTTTGATATATATTCTAAAACAGAATACAAAAAAAAATATAATGATTTAATATGTTATGGATTTAATTATGATAATGAAAATACATGTACAACTGATTTAACAGTAAATTTTCAAATTATAAAAAATGATAAATTAATTAAGATAACTAATAATGAAGATTTAAAAAAAAATATAAGTGAAAACAAAGAATACGTAAAATTATTTCAAAAATATATTATTAAAGAACTAAAAAATTTTATAAATATAAATTTGTATATTTATAGAAACTTAATGAATAAAAATATAACAAATAATATATTAAATGATATTAATAATTCGATTTTTAATGAATTAAAAATCGAAAATTATGAAAATGATTTTATTACATCACAATTAATATCAAAAATATTAGAATATTATGATATATTTGTATTACTATTTAATTCTAATATTACAAATGAATTAAGTGATTTAATTAATAGTATAAATCATGTAGACATCTACACAGTTTGTAATAATTTTAACAAATTTTTAGTTAAATTAAAAGATACTACAAATAATTATAAACTAAACATACATTAAGATTCCATTAATTATAACTGGAGTCTTTTTTGGAGGTATTTCTTTTACACTATTTGATTTTAAATGATTACGATCATCATTATTATAATAAATAATATTATTTACTCTTTTACAATTTTGTGTTAAATGATTACTATCATCATCGCCGCAACTACTACAATAGTGTTTCTGTTCAGGTCGAGTACATGAATTACAACCAACTGCTCTACAATAAATATGATTATTTAAGGGACAATTTCTTGAGCGATGATTACTATCTGTACTGTAACAAATCCGACAATAATGTGTTTGACCTGGTGCTTTACAAGATGTACAACCTGGTGCTTTACAATAATTTTTTTGTGGAGAAGATAAAACCATTTGTTGTGGAGAAGTTAAAACCATTTGTTGTGGAGAAGTTAAAACCATTTGTTGTGGAGAAGTTAAAACCATTTGTTGTGGAGAAGTTAAAACCATATGATAACCTCCATTTGACATAGTAAATGCAACAGGTGTTGCATTAAATGTCGTACTATTATTATTAGACTTTTTAGGTGTTAGTCCAACTTTATGTGAAATTCCAATACTTGATAAATAACTCTTAAAATTCTTAACCTATGTCTTAGTATATTTTTTTCAATTTTTTTAATTATTGTAAATTACATATTAGAGTCAAAGTTGTCTATAAATGGTAATAATTTGTTTTTTATATCAATCAAATTTAGGTTAATCTTATTTATTGGACAATTCATTATTTCTGCAATTTCACTATTTGTTCGTATCATTTCAAAATCATTAGAATATTTATAATACATTATTTTCATTTGAAATGGTGGTAATTTATAAATTTCTTTCCAAATTTTTATTTGAAACATTAAATCATTTTCATTATTTAACCACCTGTTTTTGTTAGAATATAAAGAATTGTATTCAGTGGTTTCCATTAAATAGTTATCAAATCCAATATATATTGGTTTCAAATAAATATTATATAATTTTTTATTTTCTTCTACTGACTTTTTTTTTTTCATAAATTTTTTTGTTAATGCATTAATTGTTTTTTTTTTTATTATTCTTTTTTTTTATTT